CTCGACACGAGAGGCTTTGCGACCGATAACGGTGCTTCTACCAATCTCAACAGTTCTGAATTCAACACAGGGAGGCCCTACCCGTGGAGGTAAGTGTCCCTCTAGGGATTACTCAGTGGGTCAGACGCCGTTCTGACGAACCCTTGGTCCCGCTAATCAATCGGTTCTTTGAAACTAACCCGACTAATACCGACGACCAAGTCGGTCTAATTGAGAGACCGGCCCTAGTCGAGTTGACGTCCGTCGGCGATGACAAACCCGGTCGGCGTATCTTCAGGCAGCCTGGTTTCTGTAACGGCGATGTCTTTCATGTCGCAGGCCTAGACCTCTACCGGCACACGATGTCTCCGGCGAGGGTTATCTCGACTACCCATATCACCGGTATGATACAGGGCACGGGTGCTCCTGACATGTGTGCCACCAATGGCTATCTATTCATCACGGACGGATACACTCTTCAATACACGAATGGGACGGCGGCTCTAGCCGATGTCGATGTTTCTCTGATTGAAGGCAGCGGCATCGCCTTCTCCTCGATTGACGTATTCAATGGGTTTGTCCTAGCGGCAGTCGCCGGTAAGGACCGCTTCTATTGGCTTCAGCCCGGTAGCCTTCAGTTTCAACCATTAGATTTTGCGACTGCGGAACGGTTCCCCGATAAAATCCTTCAAATCAGAGTTGTCGGGGATGAGTTCTGGCTTCTTGGTGAAAAATCTGTCGAGGTCTGGCGAGCCACCGGAGACGGTGCAGCCCCGTTTCAGCGTATCGAAGGACGCGCCTTTAACTTCGGTGTCTATGGTGGCACCGCCGTCCGTATGAAAGATACCTCGGTCGTTCTCGTCGCTGATGACGGAACGGTATTCTCTATCGCCGGTAATCCGAGCGTAATTTCCAACCCCGCGATTGCCGAGAAAACTCGGGACGCAATCCTTGCTTCTTTAGGAGGTTAACCTTGGCTATTCAGTGGATGGACGATTTCACTAGCTACGGCACTAATGCCAGTTTGATGCTAAACGGTCCATATGCCGAACTCTCTTGGGTGTCGCTGACAGCCGACCCCGACCCGACTGCGGGCGGCAAGACTGTCCTTACGCTAAGCCCGAACAGCACTTCGACGTTTCGAAAGGTCCTCAACGGTCCTCAGACTGTAGTAGGTGTCGCGGCAAGGTATTGGCTTACAAGCCTTCCAGATAGCACTGGTCGACAGCCTAGGTTCGCTCAGATTGCAGATACCAGTAATCTAACGCACTGTTTCGTAACTTGTAATCCTAGTGGGTATTTTCAGGCGTATAGGTCTGACAGTGGCGGAGACGTCCTGCTTGGCCAGAGCGTCAATCCTGTTGTGATTGCAGATGCCTGGCGGCATGTAGAGACGCAGTTTGCACTAGATGCGGTTAACGGTTCTATCGAAGTCCGCCTCGAAGGCGTCACGGTCCTAAAACTTACTAATATCAAGACCATTACGAATACTTCCGGGTCTGTTGGAACCGCCCAAAACGTCAAAATGGGGATGGTTGCTTTCGGTGCTTTGACAGGGGCCCCGACGCTTTACGTCAAAGACTTTATTATTTGGGACGGCACGACTTCAGTAAACAACACCTTCATGGGTTCGTGTCAGGTCTATAAGCTCCTTCCTGATGCCGACGTCACGATGCCGTGGGGTTCGTCCGCAGGCGGACCGCCTACTTTGAATGCCCCTTCGACTTCAACGACGGGTGGAACTCTTGCAGCAGGGACGTATTATTACAAAGTCTCGGCGATTACACCATCGGGTGAAACCCTTCCGTCTAACGAAGTCTCTCAAGTCACGACAGGAACGACGTCTTCAAATACCCTTACGTGGACCTCTGTAAGCGGTGCAACCGGGTATAAGATTTATCGTGGAACCACTGCCGGTGGCGAAAGCGTTTACTACACCGTCGGTAACGTCCTGACTTACACCGATACTAATGCCGCATCGACTGCGGGGACGCCTCTGACTTCGCTAGTCGGCTATAACCTCATCAACGAGATATCGCCGGATGACGACACGAAGTTCATCTCGGCTCCGTTCCCTCTGCCTGCTCCTGCACAGTTCTCTTTGTCCGACCTTCCTAATAATGTCACGTCGGTTCGAGGGGTCATGGTGATGCACCGTAGTCGCAAGGTCGACGGTGGTGACGGCAATATTCAGGTTTCGGTTGTTTCCGGTGTCAATACCGGCAACGGTGCCGACCGGACTATTACGACAGCCTATACGTATTGGTGGGACTTGTTCGACCAAGACCCGAGTGGGACCAACTGGAACAAGACCCTCGTTAATGCCCTTAACCTAAAGCTCAATAGGACGGTGTAATGACCGCAACTCCTGAAGTCCGGACTACTGAAGGCGGAACGCTCATAGCGCTTCGTGCCGCAACCGAACTCGGTCGGATTACTCAGGGGCTGGCGCTAACTGCTATTAACTTCCCTACTGTAGGGGAGTATATGACGGCGTTGCAGGGGCAAGTTATCGCTACCCCTGTGACACCTATCAGGGTTACTGGCTCGACGGTTCTGGTTGCAATTCTTGTTGGCGCTGAGGAGCGTATTCTTCGGGCTTGGACGTTTACACAAGACGACCATGACTTCTATGTCCTACAAGCCGGTGCCGAGACCTACGTCTATGACAAACTATCTGAACAGTGGGCACAATGGTCCTCGCCTGATGCCGACAACTATTGGCGCGGTGTCGACGGTTGCGATTGGAACGGTATTAACGTATGTATCGACCCCGACAGCGGTAAGCTCTATGAAATCGATGCCGTAGGACGGCTAGATTACGAAACCACGCCTATTACGTCTTATGTCTATGGTGGTGTCACCGAGAGATTTCGCAATGTCAAGCCGGTTTACATGGCTGAAGTCGCTATCTCGCAGACGCAACCTCCGCTTGGTATCGATGCGACTACGCTTGGTATCACCCTAGAGACGTCTGACACCATTGATTGGGTCAATCATGGAACTGTCCAGGCCTCGCCTCGTGGCAGTCAGACCTATGCCCGTTATTACGGGCTAGGTATCGTTAAATCGCCGGGGCTTCTATTTAAGATTACAGATACCGGATATGCCCGTCGCATCGACGGTCTGAATGTTGAAATCGGAGGAGCCTCTGATGGTCAGTAGCCTTCTGCCTCCGCTTAGCACTCAGGTCGAGATTGTCGACAAAGACGGTAAACCGACACCGCAGTTTGCTAGAATTCTTCAGAAATTAGCGCTTGGTTCCGGTCTTGACGTCAGTAATGGCGTCATCGACTTTGCCACTATCGCCGCTAAGACTATTCTCGCGAATAAGACGGCTGGCACGGCTGCCCCGACGGCATGTTCTATCGATGATATCCTAGATTTCATCGCAGGAACTCCGACACAAGGTGATATCCTCTTCAGGGGGGCCTCGGGTTGGAAGCGACTTCCTGCCGGAACAGCCGGTAAAGTCCTGCAAACCAATGGAGCCAGCGCCGACCCGACATGGGTCACACCTTCTAGTGGCGGAAGCGGCGGAGCCAGTTATGCGGGCTTTCTTACATCTAGTCCACCTGACCCCGCCACCTTTACATTAGTTGGTAGCAATCCAGGCGGAACAACTACATCTTATCTTGCAGGGTCGTATTTTAATATAACACTTCCTGCATCTGGAACTAGCGCTAAATACACAAAAAATCTTCCAACGGCTCCCTATACAATTTATTGTGCTGTTTCTATTAGTGGAGACAGCACTATCGGAAATGACCTTTCTGTTAATTTATACGATGCTTCCAATAACATCGTTAGAAAAATTCGACAGACTATGGTTAGCGCTGATTATCGTTGGGGTGTTTCAAGTGGTGCCGGCGATATTAAAACGTTATCCGGTGCTCAGAGATTTGGAACTAACGCTACATTATTTATGCGAATGAAGAATGATAGCACTAATATTACTTATTCATTCTCAATGGATAATGGCCTTACGTGGCTAGTCTTTTACTCTGAGGCTATATCGGGAATTTCTGCCGCTACTAAATGGGGTTTTCAGACAGCTAATGCTAGCTCTACTCTTACATTTGGAGCAACCTTTTGGGCACTATATACGGCATGACACCAGAACGGTCGTTCGACGATGAATTGCTGAAGCAAGCAAGCTTCGAGTTCAACGGCGATAGATTCGACTATGAGGGCTGGATAGCGAACCGTCACAACATCATGTATGTCATCGGGAACAACGTCGGTATAGCGACTTTCGATTATCCGGGTTGCTATACCGCCCACTGGTTCTTCAAGGCCCGTGGAAAAGAGGCTCTCGATATCGCCTTTGCGATGTATGATGACTTATTTAATCAGCAAGGCGCTGAAGTCGTTCGAGGCATCACTCCCGTAAATCTAAGGGGCGCTAGGTATCTCGCCAAGAGAATTGGTTTCGTGTCATTAGGGATAGAAACCTACCCCGATGGTGACCATGAGATTATGTGTTTGACTAAAGACGAGTTCAACAAGAAACAGAAAGAACGAAATGGGCGGTATCGGTAAAACACTCTTCGGGTCACCGTCGACTTCTACGCAGACGTCTTCGTCTAAGAATGTCAACAACGGGATGCTCACTGGCTCGCTAGGCGGTGCCTTAGGCGGTGCCAGCAAGGCTTCAGGGCTTATGCAGACTATGCTAGACGGCGGTCCCGGAGGCTATGCCAATAGCGGTGGTTTTAACTTCCTGTTAAATCAGGGAACAGACGCCGTCAACAGTAACATGGCATCCAGAGGCCTTCTTAATTCTGGTGCGGATATCAAGGGTCTTGAAGACTATCGTAGTGGGCTAGCCTCGACGTATCTCGACCAATACATGAACCATCTAAATCAGATGGGTCAGCTTGGTATCGGCGCAGGTGGCGTTCTTGCCGATAGCGGCAGGGTCGCTCAGGAGAATAGTTCTTCCAAGGGAGCCAAGAAGGGCATCGCAGGAACGCTTATCAAGGGGGCTTCGCTTATCCCCGGTATCTCTGACCGGCGGCTAAAGAAGGATATCGAGAAGGTCGGCGAATACTCCGACGGTCTCGGGCGGTATCGCTGGACCTTTGTCGAAGGTATGGGTCTCCCCGAAGGTCGACAGGAAGGCGTCATGGCTGATGAAGTCAAGGAACTTCGTCCTTGGGCGTATATCCCCGGCTTCATGGGTGAATACGACGGCGTCGATTACGGCAGGCTTACGCCAAGAGAAGGAATTGACTAATGGGATTACTGTCTTTTCTATCTAGCCTAGTCAATGGTGACGACGAAGGCGGCGGCAGTCCTACGAAGTTCGGCTACGACGACGAAGGTTATCTCGTTCCGCAGGCTCCTCAGGGAGCACAGGCTCCGGGTACTATGGCTCCACAGGCTCTTGCGCCGCAGCCCCCTGCCCCTCATTCTGCCGATGACGTCATCGCAGTCACAGGCGATAGCTGGAAGCCCAAGAAGGATACCATCCTCGGGGCCTTGGCTGATGCAATCTCGTATTATACCGACGGAACTACTCCGTTTAAAGACGAACGTGACAAGCAGAATATGATTTCTGCTTCCAAGGGACTGATGAACCATCCCGAGGAAGCCATTGGCCGCATCGCCCAAATCGACCCGACAGCCGCATGGAAGTATCGCAGTCAAGTCGTAGATGATACCCGACAGCAGAAGAACCTCGAAAGGCAGAACCGGGTCTATGACGGGACGAACGAGAACATCGTCTATAATCGTGTCGCCGGTATGATGAATGCCGCAACCCCCGAGACTTGGAAGGCGATGCGTGAACAGGCGATTAAAGTCGGACAACTCCGTGGTGTCGACGTATCTAGTCTAATCCCTGAAGACTACGACGAGAACGCCGCCCGATACATCGCGTATGGAGCCGTTCCTCCGGCGAAGCAGATGCAGATGAACGAGACGTCGCGTTACCACGACGCCACGACCGATTATCGAAATCGTAACCTTCAGGAGCGTTCGACGTATCATCAGGGACAGCTTGGTCTGGATGCTCAGCGTAACAACATCGCTGCCGGTAACCTCTCAGAACGGTCAGAACACAACGACGTCACTGAACAGCAGGGCCAGGAGCGTATCGACAAGACACCTGCGAAGCCTCAGCAGCGGGCCTACGACACTAAATACGGTCGTGGACTTGTGTCGCCCGATGGGATGCAAATGAATATCATCCCGGACCCGCGTGTCGACCAGAGCAAGCTCCACAACACCAAGAACGGTCCTCGCCTGATTTACGACAATCTAGGCACAGCTAATAAGCCGATTTGGCGACTAAGGAAACCATAATTAATGGCTACTCAACCCTCTCCGTGGCAAAGGTTTAAGGATAACTTTATCCGGGCTGCTATTCACAGCCCCCTAGGCGGGGGAGGTCTTGCCCGAGCCTACTTTAAGCATCAGGGTTATTCTGACGAACAGATTAACACTGCAATCAAATCCTATGACGCAGACTTCGAAAAGAAGTATGCAAAGGCTCCATCATTTCAGAATGTCCGTAAAGGACATCCTCTGGACTACGTATCTCCGGATAACATTGGACGCGGAGCCGTTACCCTCCTCGGGACTGTCCTAGGTGGCGTCGACCCGACGTATGCGATTGCTCCGGGAGCTACGGCTGCTGAGCGCATTCCGGCACAGGCGGCTGTTCAGGGGGTTTCCTCGGTAGGTCGTCAGAAGGTCGATGTCAACACCGGGATGCAGGATAAAATCCATCCTGAAGAAGTCCTGTCCGACATGGCGACTGGCGCTGTATTCCAAGGTGGCATGGAGGCGGTAGGTAAGGCCGTCCGGGGACGTATCAAGCCCCCCGAGACACTCTCGGATGAGCATATCGCTCCTGACGGTCAGCCTAATGGCAATGCCGGAGGCGTCCGTCCAATGGACCCGAAGGAAATCGCCACGATTATGAACGACCCGGCTGCTGCTGGCGGTCCGCCGTTGCAGCGTCGTGTCAACAATCGTGACCAGATTATTCCGGAAGACGTCCTTAACGACCTTCCTCCTGCCAATCGTGAGTTCCTTGACGCGACTGCTCCAAAGCCGGAGGTCAAGGACAGCTACGGCGATGTCCCATACGAGGCCCCGCCTCCTCCGGCTAACGACGTTCCTTCTAGTTCTGATTTAGAACTTCAGTCTAGGCTTGATACTCCTGAAAACAAGGCAGAGGCTCAGAAGATTTGGGACGAGACCCATCAGGCAGAAATGGATAAGTTCCGTTCTCCTGATGACTACCAGTCAGCCTTGATGCGACAGCAGGGTGACAGTGGTAACAAATACCACATGACCTCTGATGATTTCCAAGGAGCCGTCGACAAGGCCGATGAAGCCGTCCAGAATTTCTATCAGAAGAAACTAGACGACCTTGCAGCCCCGGCTGATAGTGTATCGCCTACTCCGATTGACCCTGTAGAGGCTCCGCAAGGACCTGTGACAGAAGGGCGTGTTCACGGTCCTTTTGAGGAGCATCCGACCGATACTCCTGACGGTAATAAGTATTTAACTTATACTACTAAGGACGGAAATAGGCTTCCTATCAAGATGGGTATCGAACCGGATGGGACTGCCGAAATCGCAATCGACCAGTTCGGTAATGGAGCCAATAAGCTTGGCCCTCGTGAAATCCGAGAAGCGATGTATAATCTCATGGATATGTATCCCGAGATTAAGCGTTTTGGTGGCTATCGTCGTTCGGGCGCTGGCAAGGGTCGTGTCCAGGAAATCGAACCGGCTCCTAGGGCTCCTAAAGAAGATGCTCTTAGCGTTGATGAATTCCTAACCCCTGCCGAGAAGCAGGATATGGACGCTTCAGCCTCCAAGCCAGAAACCAAGCCGTATGAAGTAAATACGAAGGCGCAGAAGAAAGGAGAAACCTTTCCAGAATTTTTGCGCCGCTTGATGAAGGATGAACGTGGAAGTCTCGGGTATCGAGATGGTAAGGGCAAGCCTTCTATAGACGATATCCCTGAGGAAGACCTGACACCTGAACAAAGGCTTGTTAAGGCCATTAAGCAGGCGTCTCCGCTACGTGCAGAGCAGGAAGCCCTCTATACGCAGGAACGGGCCAAGCGTTTCGCAGCCGCCAGGAATGTCCGTAACTATCTAGGCGGTGAGGCTGGTTATCACGTCGAGCTTTCCAAGCTTCAGGGTGAGATGCCGACTGTGCCTAGCCTTGCTAGTATCAGTAATAATCTTTCTCAGACTGAAAAAAACGCCCTCTATGATACAATTACCCATCATCCTAGGCTTGATTATACCGATACTCTGAAGGCTCGCAGCGGGCTGGCAAAACTCCTCGGAAACTCCGGGGTGACTATCCCGACTAATGCCGAACTCGATGCGCTCAAGAAAGTCTTTCCTGAGCTATCGGAGAGCCTTAATAAGAGGTCGCTATCCTCTTGGGTTGCTGATGCCTTGAACCTGCCGCGTTCCATCATGGCATCGACTGACCTTTCGGCTGCGCTACGTCAGGGTCTTCCTTTAATCCATAAGAAGGAATATTGGAGTGCCTTCGCGAGCATGTTCAAGCAGCTTGGTCCGAAGAACTTCGATGCCGTAAAGGCAGAGATTGCTTCTCGTCCGACGTTCTCTCTCATGGAGGACAGCGGCCTAGCCTTGACCGATATCAAGGGTCGTTTGGCCGACCGTGAGGAACGATTTATGTCGAACCTTGCCGAGGCTATTCCGGTCCTTGGTGCTGTCGTCAGGGCGTCTGACCGGGCATATGTCGGCTTCCTGAATAAGCTCCGTGCCGATACATTTGACAGTCTTGTCTATAACGCCCGTGCCGCAGGCAAGGCTTTGTCCGACAAGGACTTGAAAGATATCAGTAAGTTCATCAATACGGCAACTGGCCGTGGCGACTTGAATGCTCTGGTTCCAAAATTCCTAAAGGGCGAAGAGTTCGATATGAACAAGGCGTCTCCGTTGCTTAGCGGGACGTTCTTCTCTCCGCGCCTAATGGCGAGCCGTGTATCGATGCTTAATCCGGTATATTACGTCCGGCTTAATCCGATTGCTCGTAAGGAAGCCCTTAAGAGCCTCCTGGCCTATACTACGGTAGTTACGACTGTTCTTGGTATCGCCAAAACGGCGGGACTTGATGTCGATACCGACCCTCGTTCGACTGACTTCGCTAAAATCCGCGATGGAAATACCCGTTATGACATAACCGCTGGTTTTCAGCCTTATGTCCGAACGGCTGCGCAGTTGATGTCGGGACAGAAGGTCAATTCCGATGGTGAAGTCTCTGACCTCACGACCGGCAAGTTCGGGGCTCCTAACCGTGCCGACGTCGTCGGGAGTTTCTTGAAAAATAAGGAAGCCCCTGTGGTTAGCTTTGCTCATGACCTTCTGACGGGTAAAGACCGTGACGGCAATGAACTTAATGTCAAGAACCCTCAGAACATTGGAAGTGACGTAGGTAAGATGTTTGTTCCACTTGTGGCACAGGACATGTTTGACCTATATAACGACCAAGGTGCCAAGGGTGTCGCCAAGGGACTTGGACCTAGTGTGTTCGGCGTATCTGTCCAGACGTATAAGCCGAAGCCTCCGAAAGGCAAGTCAGAATTCGGCGGTGAGTTCAACTCTAACGCGTTCGGTAAAGACGAATTCGGGAAGGAGTTCTGATGACCGCCTATGGAGAAAGAATTGCCCGTATGGAGGTCGAAGTCCAAGAACTCAAACGAGAGTTCCAAGAACACAAAGTCGATACGTCTAAGAACTTCCTTGAAGTCAAGGCTCAGTTCGAGGCACAGAATAAGAAACTAGACGAACTCCTCGCTCTCCGTAACAAGGGAGCGGGGGTTCTCTGGCTAATCGGCGGGATGTTCTCTACGGGTATCATCACCGTTCTAGCCCAAGTCTTCGGATGGTTCAAAGGATAAATAATGGCAGGTATTCTTGATATTCTTAACGTAGTCGGGACGGTTGTCGACCGTGTCATCCCCGACCCCAAGGACAAACTCGAACTACAGCAGAAGCTTGCTGAACTCGCAGACGCCGAGGCGACCCGCCAGCATGACGAACTAATGGGTCAAATCGATGTCAATAAAATCGAGGCGGCTAATCCTAGGATGTTCGTCGCGGGTTGGCGTCCGTTCATCGGCTGGTCATGCGGTGTCGGTTTTATTTACTCGACGATGCTAGCCCCGGCGTTTCATCTCGGAATGCCTGACCTAGGTTTCCTTCGTGATATCCTTCTCGGGATGCTCGGTCTGACCGGGACGATGAGGACTATCGAGAAACTCAAGGGTGTCGATACTGCTACGGCCACTAGGAACGTCGCGGAGGCTGGTCAACCCGCCGCCCCTTTAGCCCCAAGACGGGAGAAGTTCCTAGGGATATTTTAAGCAAGCCTTTAGAGACGCAACTGCCATTATCACTGGCCCTGCCACAAAAAGCAGAAGCGCTAAGTATTCAAGCAAGTCCACATAGTATCGCTTGGGGTTCACGAGTATCTCCTACGTTCAAGGCTCGTATTATCTGGACCGCAGAAGAACTAGGATGCGACCCATCAGACCTTATGGCCTGTATCGCATGGGAAAGCGGGGAGACGTTCCGAGCAGATATAAAAAATGCCGCTGGCAGCGGCGCTGTCGGGTTAATTCAGTTCATGCCAAGCACGGCAAAGGCCCTTGGAACTAGCACGGAACATCTATCAAGAATGTCTCCCGAGGACCAGATTAACTACGTCTATAAATACTTCAAGTCCTATACCGGCAGACTGCATAACCTAGGCGACCTATATATGGCTATTCTGTGGCCGAAAGGAGTTGGAAAGCCCGATGCCTATCCTCTCTTTGACAGACGCAAGACGCCTACTACTTTTCGCCAGAATGCGGGCCTTGATATCGACAAGAACGGGGTTGTCACCCGTGGAGAATGCATCGCCAAAGTCAAAGGAAAGCTCGCCAAAGGGCTCATGCAAGGATACATCGGATGATTAAAACCGTAATGGCTTTACTTGCCGTAGCTATGCCAACTCCGACGTATGCCCCTACGGTCTTCGCACCTTACACAGACCCTAGTATCCCTCCGACACTCAATCTGTCAGCAGTCAGATACATCGTCTGTCAGAAAGGTGATGACTTCTATACCGGCTCGGCATTCCTGATAGGTCCCGGCATCCTCGCCACTGCCAGACATGTCGCCCACGGAGACAGATGTGTCGACGTCCAGACAGAGACAGTAGTCACTGAATATCAGGACGACCCTCGCCATGACTTCGCTCTGATGAGCGCTCCCGGCTTACCTAGGAATATCCCATATGTCAGGTATCGTTGTGACGGCATCAAGCCGAATACGACATACCTGTCCTATGGAGTGACTGATTATGGTCAGTCGGTCCCTATTCTCCGGATGAACACTGTCGTATCTACGGGCGATATCGTCAAATCAGACGATGCAGTCGACGACCTACCTTACAGCAAGGGAATGAGGGTGTTTAAAGGTCCTGTCGCACCCGGAATGTCCGGAGGACCTGTGGTGGACACCCAAGGTTACGCCGTTGCAGTCAATAACGCCGGTAACGCCATGACAACTCTGTTATTCGGCCTTAAAGACACCGTCATTTGTAAGAAATAATTGGCAAGACTTGCCAAAACAACAAAGGGCTCTCTAGCTTAATTGCCGGAGAGCCCTTTTTTTATCTAAATTATAGTCCACGCATGTCGATGGTTCCGCCCTCGATATTCAGAGCGGCAATCAGCCTGTCGTAGGCTGCGTTACCGTCGACCCGAAGCGCCCATGCAATCTTACTAAGCGCAAGCTGCGTCAACGCCCACTGTTCAATAAGTTCTCTACGGGCATACGCGGTTTCTGCGGCTTGGTCTTTGGCCTCCTCGGCATCACCGGGTTCCTCTGCCTTGGTTGTAAGGGCGTAGGCCCCTAGGCTGGCGATGAGTTCGACGGCATGATGGGTAAAGGTTCCTGAAATCGCTTCGATACGACCGAAATCCTTTCCGTCATACTGAACCCGCTGGTCGTCTTCGGCAACCGATGCCACGGCTTCTTCACGGCTGTTATACGTCATCGTCTTCCTCTCTCAACCATTCTAGGAATTCTTTAGTTCCCGGTGTCGGCTTTCTCTCCCGGTGTTCTTTAGACTTACGCTTAGGCTCTTTCGACCGTTCCATGTTATTCCACTACGAGTTCCGGTGTCATTCCTCGGATTGCGTCCTTGACTGCTGAGTGGTCGCCGCTGTATTCATCGAACTGAGCCGCGAACTCGACATGACTGAGCTTCCGTAGCGAAGTATAAAAACACGGCGAACCCGGTCGGACCAAGACGAAATCCTCGAAGAACTTAACCTCATAAATCAGAGACGTGTCTCGTTCGACATAGATATCTCCGATTACGTCATGAAAATCATCCTGAGTATCGGTCATCAAGCCCTGTTCCTCTCTTGATTTGGTCCGACAGGAACATCAGGCAACACTGAGCATGGTCGATATGGCTCAGCGAGCTTTCCGGATCGAGGTCTTCGCCGTCATTGAATGCGTGGATGTGCCGCAACGCCGCCCCAATGAGCCGGGAAAATTCGATGCCGCCACGCCAATTATGGGCGGCGTATTTTTCTGCGCCGAAACCCAGGACCCCGGCAAGACCTTCAAGGGCCGGTCGCGAGACCAAGTCAAGTCTTGCTTTTCCGCCGTCATGTTTTGTTCCGGTGAGCTTGGGTTTAGCCATTCGTTGATTTCCTCGTCGTTATTAAGAATAGCAGGGACGAATTGATACATCACGTCCCAACGGACGTCAGTAGGGTCTAGGAGGATTGCCGTTTTCGCTCCGACGCCGTAGGTCGCATACATGATTTCCATATGACCTGACTTGCCAGCAGGCAGCACAAGCATAGCGTGAGTGCATCGGTCGAGGTTGCGCTTGTCAAACGCGAAGACGTTTCTAGCAGCATGTCCCGAGAGAGCCTCTTGATACGTCCTACCACGGTTCTGTTCGTATTCCTTCCAGTAGTCATCGGCCTCCGGTCCCGCTGCATACCAGTCGTCAAAGACTTCAAAATCAGGGAAGTCTTCACGGATTTTATTAGCTAGCTTAGGGATACGGTCATTACGCAACGACCCGATTAGATACAAGACCTTACTCATAGATAATCTCGTAGCTAGGGTCATGCTTCTGACAGGCGACTGCAACGGCGTGTTCACCTACTGCACCGGGCGACTTCTCCCATCCTTTAAGCATGTATATCGCGGAACTTTCGATAACCTTCTGGACATCCCAAAGATAGGCTTCACGAAAGTCGAAGCCCGTGGCATTTGCCTTTACATGGTCGCCAGCAGCGAAGGCCTCTTTGTTTAGCTCTTTCTCAATATCCTTCTTGGCAGGGTTCCAAATCTTATCGAAGTCGTAGTAGTCTTTGAGATATTCTTCAGCGGCATAGAAGGCTGGAAAATTAAACTCAGGAATGCCGGACATAGGCCCGGCTATATATATCGTCCTCATTCTCTCTCCACACCCATTAATTCTTCAACAGAGGCAAGCCTCTCTTCGATGGTGTCTTCAAAGGCTTCGATGATTTCTTCTGTCGTAAGCCCGAGATACTCAACCAAGTCCCACGGGTCGAAGTAGTCGGCAATTCTCTGTTTGGTGTCGTTATCCATTTTCTTCGTATTCTACTTCGGCTTCTGCAAAGAAGCCCTTTGTTTGTTCAAGCTGTTTCCCCCACCGTGACAACAGGTCGTCACTAGGAGAAGTGCATACGACACGACTGATGCCACTTTGGATAAGCACGAGAGCACAATTTGTGCAGGGGGGATGAGTGACATATGCCGTCATTCCTTCTAGAGAACCGGACGAGTTCAAGACCGCATTGACCTCTGCATGAATAGTCCGAGAATATTTTGTCTCACGGTCTTCATAGAGTTCTTTGTGGTCACACATACCACGGGGGAAGCCGTTAAAGCCTACCCCCGCGATACGATTGGTGTCCGGGTCCACGATGACGCAGCCGACCTTAGTCGACGGGTCTTTGCTCCAACTCGCTGTTTCTTCGGCGAGCCTTAGGAACCGCAAATCCCATTTGTCCATCAGATTTTACTTCTTGTTCCGTCGAACCAATGCCCACAATCTTGACACTGTAGCCGCTGGACCTTGTAGGACCGTGTTCTACGAGTTCCTCGACTGTGAGAGTGTCGGCCTCCACAGGCGGGGCATTCACTGGCCCCGGTCTTACCCAAGTGAGGGTGATTTCGGATATGTGGTCGAATTTTGAGGTATAGCTTTTCAGTAAGAGCGACATCTTGGATACAATATCGTTCCATTCGTCGCTGAGCTTGGACGTCACCGGCTTCGACTTTCTTCCAAAGGCTGATGCCTTCATGTTCGATTTTAGCACCAATGCCGAGGAAAGGTCCGATGAAGGCGAGACGGCCCATGAAATAGCCGAACTTCTTAATCGCTTTGTAACAATCGACGGTGGTGCAGGGCGGGACGGGCTTCATGTCGTGAAGGACGAACTCGCCGATAAGTTTCGCAATATCGAACTTATCCGAGTTAAATCCGACGATGCAATCGGCATAGGACATCATCGCGTGGATTTCATCCAGCATCCCCTGATGACCATGTTCCCATTCAGAGAACAAGTAAACCTTCTTCTCACCGAGCCATTTTGCTCCGACACAGAGAAGACCACCGTGTTCTATGATTTGTTCAGGACCGATATTCTCTTTAAAAGCCCGCCAGACTAACGCCTTCGTAGGCTTCCATTCGATATCCAAAACCAGAACCTTCTGGTCAGGCAGTTGGAGTTTTGCCATTCTTTGCTTTCCGAGGCTTGCGCCTTCTTTTCTTTTTAGTTGGAACGAACCATCCCGTCCCTACATCGAGATAATCAGCAATACGACGCAGCACGGCACTGTCACGGTGACGGCCAACCAAGCGATGGTTGCAGTATCGGCAAAGCAATCCGCGAATTTCTCCGCTAATATGGTCGTGGTCAACTGCCAATCTTGTAGGGAACTCATCTTGATGCCTTTCGCATATCGGGCACTTCTCGTCTTGACGACGTAAGAGTTCGTCGTATTGCTCTAGCGTTATCCCGTAGGTTCGTCGTAGGTGACCTTCACGAGCCCTATCAGTCATGGCTGATTAATAGCCAGAGGATACTGGCCTAACAGCCACCGTCTGATGACTTCTTCCCACGTATAACAAATAGCGGCGCATGTCGCCAAACCTAAGGTGTTCCCGTAAGAGTTTGTGTATCCGAGTGACGTCCCCGGTGTAGTCATCAAGGTGAATGAAGTATTCACCCGTAAGACCCCCGGAGACGGTTGGAGTTCAGCGATAGAAGAGACATACCAATGTTTAGCCCGAAGCTGTAGGGCGTTCGTGACATTCAAGGTATATCGAAACCCAGTCGCCAAGTCCCGTCCGTCGATAGTCTTCATTGGCTCGGTGATTAACGACGCCAACTCACTATCGATATCAGGGCTCTCAGAAGTCAATCCTAGTCCAGTAGCCGGGTTCCAAATGGTCCGTCCTAGTGCATCGAGTGCATCTGCTGTGTCTTTTGTAATCATGACGCCTCGTCTACTCTAGGTTCTTTCTTGATCTTAGTCAGCCAGACAGGACCTCTAGAATACACAAATTTACGGAGGCCCTTGCCGTTATTGGCGTCCTTCCAGCATTCGTATTTCTTAGGACAGTATGAACACCCGATACCTAGTTTGAGGTTTCCTGATTTGCCTTCTGGTTCCGCTTCATAGCAGCGAGCAGGCGGCTCCGGCGAATGAAGAATTCTTCGGAGTTCTTCAATCCGGTCTTGCGGCGGATTGCCTTCAATTGTGAGGGCGTCGATTTCGGCAAAGCAGATATCTCCATGTGTCTTATCGCATACCAAGAAGCCAGCCCTGTCGGTCTTGCCTATGGCGTGTGCGTATCCGGAAAGCTGCTGAATATACCCAAACGGGTCGTCGAAGACGAAGCCTCCGTTAGCAAATTTCTGATAAGAGAAGCTTGAGGCTGACTTACAATCCACAGGGACACCATCAATAACAGCATCCATATGGCCTTTGACACCGTCGACGTCGACTTCGTGTTGTTCATGAGTGACCTCATGTCCCGTTTCCTTCGCAAGAAACAGCATCAAGAGTTCGAGGACGTCGCCATAAAGGAACTTGAAGTGCATCTTACCGGGCAGTTGTTCTGATGCCTCCGGCATATTTGCGTCATACCAAATCTGGCGGTCCTTTTTACCTAAGGATGAAAACCTCAGGACTTCTTCGCCTTTCTTTTCTTCACGTTTCTTAAGACGGGAACGGAGAAGGTCCATAAAGACCTTCCCCGCCCATTCGACGTTCTCTTCGGAGACTTCGTGACCTTCGGCATCAGACAGGAGCCGGAAGATGTCTTCGGGCAATGTCCTAGGGTCAAGCGTCTCTCTCTTGACGTCGTCAGTCAATTACGGCTGGACGTCCGGGCTACCCGAACCATCAGTCGGAGGAGTAGTCGGAGCCGTCGTTCCGGTATCCTCGGCATTCTCAGCCGCCGTCGCCGCCTTAAGGGCATCAGCAGCAGCCGTGAGCTTGGCCGTGAAACCGTCAATCACGGTCTGGTCGTTGTTGTCGACAGCCGGATTAGCAATCGCCGCAGCGACTTCCTGAATACCAGCAACGACGGCATCAATAGCAGCCGAGAGGGCTGCGAAGTTATTCGCCATATCATTAAATCCTTTCGAAAGCACTTTATTAAGGATGGTAAGATTAATAATCAAGAGGTCCAGATGAGGACGGTAATCAATTCTACTTCTAGGCGACTTGCAGGCCCTTACGCATCGCTCCACGACGCGCATCACGCGCCCGCGAGTAGGTGCCGATGTTTGAGCCCTGCCGGTCGAGCAGTGCGAATTTGCCATTCGAGAGTTCCTTAATAGTCGCCATAGTATTAGCTCCGAGATTTTCTGTGAAATAACCTTTGACAAAAGAAAACACGTTACGCATCATTCGCTACCTCTGGCAGCGGTTCGGAATAGACTTCCTTCAGGATGTCATAGTCCAGAACACCTTCATTTTCCATCCACTCGACGAGTGAGGTCGCCGTCTCGAACGACAATCCGTTGTCGAACGCAAACGACGCCGT